TTGGCAAGTTACAGATGGAACAACTTGTCATGGTCATTCGTAACACAGGTATCAACATCAACCATTTCCATAAGGTGATGAAGATGTGGGGTAAGTGTAGACAAAACTATGCTGCTAAAGAAGAGCATAGTAGTGAGATAGCAAAAGAATATGCGAGGATAGGTGGTCATGCTAAGACAGGACACATAGTCAGAGTCGCAGAGAACAACGGATTGTTTGGTAGTGGAGAATTACTATGGCACAGTAATGAATCTGGTGACATAGCATTCACACCTGGCGTAGCACTCCTCGGTGATCATGGTATGAAGAAGAGTGCCACTGGGTTCATGGTGTCATCACCTTATTACTACAGTTTGCCAGAGTCATTCCGTAGTGAACTAGATGAACTGATACTCATACATAATTTCCAAGAGGGTAAGATCAATGCTAATGATGAGAACAATGTAGTATATAAGAACATGTGTCCTGACCCAGAGACAGAGATACCTCTGGTGATCCAGAGTCCTGCGGGTATTAAGGGATTACATTTTCCATACAATACCACCACACGTATTAAAGATTTTTCTCAGGAGGATTCGATTAGAATATTGAATGAACTACGGTGGGGACTGTCATCATATACCTATGATTACTGGTGGGAGAATGATGATGACCTAGTGATCTTTGATAATAGTATCGTACAGCACAGAAGGTTAGGTGATACAACAGACAGACTATGCTACAGGTATCAGTTTGACTACACATACCTACAGTATAAAGTCACAGGTAAACCATACATGCCATACCTACAAGAACCATACATCAGTAGGTACAAGGAAAAGATGGCAGACATCACTAAAGTCTTTCCAGTATTCGGATATCCACCCTCCTAATTTTAGACAAGTGTTATAATTAGTAGTGTACGCTTCGGGTACACAAACTAACGACGCTTAAGGAGGTCACAATGAACATTCAAAGATATAGTGCTGCCGATTTACCATCACTATTTGACAAAATTTCTAAGAACAGTATAGGAATGGATGAGTACTTTGATTCTTTCTGGAATCAAACGACCACCAACTATCCCCCCTATAATCTTATTGCAGTCTCAAATGTACTATCCAGATTAGAGATAGCACTCGCAGGATTCAAGAGAGATGAAGTCAAGGTCTACACAGAGTACGGTAAACTAATCGTATCAGCAGAGAAGGAAGAGAAAAAGGAACCTGAGAATTATACTCACAGGGGATTAGCACAACGTTCTTTCACAAAACAGTGGTCACTATCTGACGACACCGAGATAGGTGAGGTCACATTAGAGGACGGACTACTCACAGTAACACTGAAGAAAGTAGTACCAGAACACCACGCAAGGAAGGATTACATCTAACCTACATAAGGGGGATTGACAAATGTCAGTTTCCCTTTTATAATATATGCATAGATTAATTTGCCATGATAGAAGAAGACAGAATTAAATTAGTATTCACACGTGATGGAGACAACATCATCTGTGATTTACAAGAGGCAGTTGATAAAGACACTGGTAAGAGACAGGCATACATCATGACCGTACCATATAAGGTAAGGATTACTGAAGAACCTGACCAAGCAGTTAACATGGAAACATTTGAAGACCAAGAGGTCAAGATCAGATACACACCATGGAATCCATTTACCATTGATCAGAAGATTGCTATCACACCTGACTATGTGATCTCTGTCATGGAACCATCACCTAGTATCTTACAGACATACCTCTCTAACGTCAGAGCAAAGACAGGAGATCAGGGTGCTCCAGAAGTAACACCTACTGAGGTTGTCAAGTGATCAAACTATTAATGCTCAGAACTGGTGAAGAAGTTATATCTACAGTCAAAGAGATAGTTGATCCAGAGAACGAGAAACCATTAGGTTACCACCTACACAAACCATTCAGACTTGACATCGTTGACACCTCACAGGGTCAGGGGTATCAGTTAGAGTGGTTCCCATGGGCACCTCTAAGTAAAGATAAAGATTTTTATTTACCAGGTAGTCACGTAGTCACAGTATATAATCCACTGGACGCACTGACTACACAGTACATCTCTGCTATAGATGAGGAGAGATATGCTGCCAACTTCAAGAAGCATGAAGAGAGATTCAATCTCAGTTACGATGAGAACGATCTAGATGATATGTTTAAAGAAGCAGAAAAGATTATGAACGAGGATGAGAACACTCCACCTGTATGATACATACGATAACGTAGTTCTCTCATATAAAACAGATCATAAATTTCATGGTGCTAAACGCATAGTAATAGAAGGACCTGTTCTTCTAGGCAAAGTTATAGCAGAGTATCCTGCTAAGATCAATGGTCAGTTTGGTATCGTAGCCTTCGATCAACCTATACCCGCCCCACTATATCAGAATTATATTCCTCAACCTTTTCCACTCTTCGTAGGTGGTACACAGGAGTTTGATCATCTCATGTTCAACGGTCCTGATTACTTTAAGATAAGGGTTGACGAATATAGACCTTGGGTGTATATTAGTAACATCTACGACAGTGGACTTGATCTTACTCCTGTCTACAAATACTTCCGACAAGATTCAGACTGGAAAAAATTAGAAACATTATGGAAACACAACTCCTCTTACTAAAGTCAGGGATCTACCTGATCACCAAGATAGAAACTTTGGATGAGGAACCCGCTGCTCATCTAGAACAACCATACCTTGTAAAGGAAGATGGTACTCTGGAACCTTGGCCACTACACACAGTGGATGAAGACGTGTTAATATATTCAGATACTATTGCTACAATCTTAGACCCTAAAGAAGAAATTCTTGACAAGTATAAGATGGTGACTAAGTGAGTTTTTATACAAACGTAAATTTGGTTGGTAACAACCTACTCTACATAGGATATGAGAATGGACAACGTATTCAACGTAGGTTTAAGTTCTCTCCGACTCTCTTCGTAGTTAGCAATCAGATCACTGAGTACAAGACTCTTGATGGTCGCTATGCTAAACCTATCAGGTTCGATACTGTAGGTCAGGCACGTGATTTCAAGGACAAGTATAAAGACGTAGAGAATTTTGAGGTACATGGTTATGATAGGTTCTTATATCAGTATATTTCTGAGGAGTTCTCCGACGAAGTTGACTACGATATCAAGACTCTCAAGATTACATCACTTGATATTGAAGTCGCATGTGAGAATGGCTTTCCTAACGTACGTGAATGTGCGGAACAGTTACTGGCGATCACAGTACAGGATTATCAGACACGTAAACTTAAAGTATTCGCAACGAGGGATTATCACAACACCCGTAAGGATGTTGATTTTATATACTGTGACGATGAGAAACATCTGCTACAGTGCTTCCTTGCTTATTGGCAGACTGATTTCCCAGATGTTCTTACAGGGTGGAATTGCGAGTTGTATGACATACCTTACATCTGTGGTCGTCTTGAACGTTTATTCGGAGAGAAAGAAGTAAAGATGATGTCACCATGGGGCATGGTGAAGAGTGAAGAGATGGAGATAAGAGGACGTAAGAATATACTATACAATCTAATGGGGATAAATGTACTAGACTACATGGATCTCTACAAGAAATTTACATACACTAATCAGGAATCATATAGACTAGATCACATAGCATTTGTTGAACTAGGACAGAAGAAGTTAGACCATAGTGAGTATGAAAACTTCAAGGACTTCTATACGAAGGACTGGCAGAAGTTTATTGACTATAACATCAAGGACGTAGAACTTGTTTTACAGTTAGAGGATAAGATGAAGCTCCTTGAACTTGCTGTCGCCCTAGCATATGATGCTAAGGTGAACTTGAAAGATGTGTACTATCAGGTACGCATGTGGGACACCCTGATTTATAACTTCCTAAAGAGAAGGAACACAGTGGTTCCCCCTATCAAACGAAGTGACAAAGATCAGAAGTATGCGGGAGCATACGTCAAAGAACCTATACCTGGTAAGTATGATTGGGTGGTGTCCTTTGACCTTAACAGTCTGTACCCACACCTCATCATGCAGTACAATATATCTCCAGAGACACTGTGGGAGACACGTCACCCTTCTACTAATGTTGACCGCATGCTCACTAAGGTAGACCAGATAGATCCACAGTTTGCTACGTGTGCTAACGGTGCACAGTATCGTAAGGACATCCATGGGTTCCTACCAGAGATGATGCAGAAGATATACGATGAACGTGTACAGTCCAAGAAACTTATGCTCATAGCAAAGCAAGAGTATGAGAAGACACCTACTAAAGATCTAGAGAAGAGCATCAGTAAGTATAACAACATACAGATGGCACGTAAGATTCAACTGAACTCTGCCTATGGTGCTATTGGTAACCAGTATTTTAGATACTATAATCTAAGAAACGCTGAAGCGATCACGTTGTCAGGTCAGGTATCAATTCGTTGGATCGAGAACAAAGTAAATGGGTACTTGAATAAGTTGTTAAATAGTAATGAAAAAGATTATGTGATCGCCAGTGATACAGATAGTATCTACATCTGTTTAGATGATTTAGTTACTACAGTTTATGGTGACAAGGACGTAGGTCAGGAGAGAGTGGTTGACTTTCTTGATAAGGCATGTAAAGAAAAACTAGAACCCTTCATTGACAAATCATATCAGGAGTTAGCAGAGTATACTAATGCTTATGAACAGAAGATGTTCATGAAACGTGAGAACATTGCTGCTAGAGGTATCTGGACTGCGAAGAAAAGATACATCCTCAATGTGTGGGATAGTGAAGGTGTCAGATATAATCAACCTAAGCTGAAGATGATGGGTATCGAGGCAGTCAAGTCCTCTACTCCGATGCCTTGTCGTAAAGCTATTAAGGACGCACTAAACATAATGATGTCAGGTGAGCAGGATGAACTCATCACGTTTATAAACAACTTCAAAGAAGAGTTCTACTCACTACCACCAGAAGACATCGCATTTCCGAGGTCAGTCAATGGACTACGCAAATTCAAATCAGACACAGACGTGTATTCAAAGGGATGCCCGTTACATGTTCGTGGATCTCTCCTGTATAATTTTTATGTCGCTAAAAAGAAACTGGAGAACAAGTACCCTATCATTCAAGAAGGAGAAAAGATAAAATATATCTACATGAAGGTAGGTCGTACGAATTATACTGGAGAGAACGTACTATCATTCCTCAACACATTTCCGAGGGAACTTGGACTAGAGGAATGTATTGATCATAAGATTAATTTTAAAAAATCTTTTCTTGATCCTTTACAAATCATCACTTCTGTGATAGGATGGGATACAGAGAAGAAATCATCGCTTGAGTTTTTATTTACATGAGTTTTTTGAAAGATGTCGTTAAAGAAATTGGTAACGACTACGCAGGAATACTAGCAGACGGATCAGTAGGAGATATAGGAGGGTATGTCGACACTGGTTCTTATATTTTCAACGCATTGGTCAGTGGGAGTATCACAGGTGGTATCCCATCTAACAAGATCACTGCTATCGCAGGAGAGAGTAGCACAGGTAAAACATTCTTCTGTCTTGGTATCGTAGAGAACTTCTTAAGGTCAGACAAAGACGCAGGAGTTATATACTTTGAGTCTGAAGCTGCTATCAGCAAACAGATGATGGAGGATCGTAACGTTGACACCACACGTATGATGCTCGTGCCTGTCACCACAGTACAAGAGTTTCGTACTCAAGCAATCAGAATACTAGACAAGTATCTAGAACAACCAGAGAAGGATCGCAAACCATTGATGTTTGTATTAGATTCTCTTGGTATGTTGTCAACATCTAAAGAACTAGCAGACAGTGCTGAAGGTAAAGACACACGTGACATGACTAGAGCACAGGTGGTCAAGGCAATTTTCAGAATACTTACATTGAAGTTAGGTAAAGCGAACGTACCTATGTTAGTTACTAACCATACATATGATGTGGTCGGTGCTTATGTACCAACAAAAGAAATGGGTGGAGGTAGTGGACTTAAGTACGCTGCGTCTACAATAATCTATCTCAGTAAGTCTAAAGAGAAAGACGGTAAAGAAGTGGTAGGTAATATTATCAAAGCAAAAACTGCGAAGAGCAGACTATCAAAGGAGAACGCAAATGTATCTATCAGACTCTATTATGATGAACGTGGACTCGACAAATATTATGGGTTACTGGAACTGGGTGAGAAGTATGGAGTTTTTGAACGTAAAGGGAACCGTGTTGTTGTTGGGGAGTCTAGCGTCTATCCTTCTGCTATTCTCAAGGATCCTGACAAGTACTTCACAGGAGAAATAATGGAGAAACTTGACTGGGCAGCAGGTCAAGAGTTTTTATATGGCAAGGAGAAAGTATAATGTTTCCAGGATTAGAACCACCCTCTCTCGACATCAATGATTATAAGAAGACTGTAAAAAAGAGTTCAGATATTAAAGTACTATTTCCTTCTCTCGTATTCCAAGCAAAGGTAGAGGGATTTGAACCTATCCAAGATGAACTAATTGGGTATTCTTATGGGGAAAGAGGTAGAGATCCAGAAGGTGCATCAGCAACTAATATAAATGGTTGGCAATCTAAAAATAATTACCATGAAAAGCAATCAACTCTCCTAGATGTACTAGCAAGAGGTCTATCTAGCATTGGTGGATTTAGAGATGGATTTGGTTTGAAGATGACAGGTATGTGGATCAATATTAATCCACCAGGTTCACTTAATAATGGACATACTCATCCCAATTGTGATCTTTCGGGTGTTATGTGGATTAAATCTCAACCTGAGTGTGGCAAGATAGAATTTGAAAATCCAAATTACTATAGTCATCCTAACATAGCAGGTTATTCTAATGAATTGATAGAAAATACAGATATATTTCCTGCATATGATTTTGCACCTCAAGATGGTGAGATATTATTGTTCCCATCTTACCTCAGACATGGTGTACACGTGAATAATTCTAAGGAAGATAGGATATCTGTCGCATTTAACTGTAATTTGGTGCAAGCATGAGAGACGATTTATTTGCAATCCCCGTTAGAAAATATAACGTTGACAATAATCAACAGTTTATTGATTATGTCTCTAATATATGGAAGGAAGAGAGGTTAAGAGTACCTTCTCCTTTCTTGTTTAGTGTCAGAGAATTTGGGTACAACCTAACTCAGATATACACTGACCTATTAGAGCAATTTCTTACTGATATTGAGTGTTTTGACACGCATTCAATTACTATGGATGCAATTATACTTAAGGTGTTAGAGAAGGGGGAGAGTACTGATAGATTTGATACCCTACCCAGTCACTATACTCTAATACATTACGTTGATGTGGTTGACGGTGGAGCATCAGACACACTACATCATCCTGCAAGACAACCAATGAATGCATTCAAACCAGCACACATTGATGAATGGCAAGATGCAGCAGGGTTGTATATTAATAAAGGTGATGCTATAATATATCCATCCTTCATGGAGCATAGTTCTCCTATCCAGAAGGAAACTAGAATGACAATCACAGTCCCACTAATACTAAAACTGAATGAACAAGGTAGAGAATCTAATATTAAAGAACCTACTGCTTGATGAGGTCTATGTCCGTAAGGCATTACCTTTTATTAAGGGAGAGTATTTTGCTGACTTATTAGAGAAGAACTTATTTGATATTATATCTAAATACTTCTCACAGTACAACGCTTTACCTACTAAGGAAGCACTAGAAATTGAAGTTGGTCAGTTAGATAGTATATCTGATGAGCAGCATCAAAATATTGTAAAATTAATTAGGGATATAGATGACGAAAAATCTGATCCTGACTGGATTGTAGACACCACAGAGAAATGGTGCAAAGAACGTGCAATTTACCTTGCACTAATGGAGAGTATTAAGATAGCAGAAGGCAATGATGACAAACAAAGTCCCACTGCTATACCTAGTATACTTTCTGAAGCCTTAGGGGTTAGTTTCGACAACCACATAGGACATGATTACCTACAAGATTACGAAGAACGATACGAGTTCTACCATAAAACTGAAGACAAGATACCTTTCGATCTGGAATTCTTCAACAGGATTACGAAAGGTGGTCTACCTAATAAAACTCTCAACATTGCTCTTGCAGGCACTGGTGTGGGGAAGTCTTTGTTCATGTGCCATGTTGCTAGTGCTGCTCTTCTCCAAGGTAAAGATGTCCTGTACATCACTCTTGAGATGGCAGAGGAAAAAATAGCAGAAAGAATAGATAGTAACCTTCTAAACTGTGATATACAGAACTTGAACCAACTACCCAAGTTGATGTTCGACAATAAGATTACAGCTTTGAGTAAGAAAACTGAGGGTAAGTTGATCGTTAAGGAATATCCTACAGCATCAGCACATTGTGGTCATTTCAAGTCATTACTCAATGAGTTAGCCTTGAAAAAATCATTCAAACCTGATATAATATTCATAGACTACCTTAATATATGCTCATCATCAAGGTATCGAGCAGCAAGTAATGTCAACTCGTATTCCTACATCAAAGCAATCGCAGAAGAACTTAGGGGACTTGCAGTCGAAGCAAACTTACCTATCGTTTCTGCTACTCAGACCACTCGTTCTGGTTTTGCTAGTAGTGATATTGATCTCACCGATACAAGTGAGTCATTTGGTTTACCTGCTACTGCTGACCTTATGTTTGCTCTTATCTCTTCCGAAGAGTTGGAAGGATTAGGACAGATAATGGTTAAGCAATTGAAAAATAGATACAATGATCCTACTGTGAACAAACGTTTCGTGGTGGGTATTGACAGAGCTAAGATGAGGTTGTATGATGTAGAGCAAAGTGCTCAACAAAACTTGTCCGACTCTGGACAAGAGGACATGGAGAAAGTTCAAGAGAATTTATCTAAGAAATTTGCCAGTCTGAAAGTATAATACA